TGCTCCTGGTCGAATTGCTCCTGGGCCTGCAGCGATTGAACGATGAACTTCTCACGCGCACTCATTTCGCGTGGGAGCTTCACCGCGTCGGCAAACTTCTGGAAAGATTGTGACATCAAGACAGCCTTTACGGTAGCCTTGGACGGTTGGTTGCCTGTGGAAACTGTCTCGACTGCCAAGCGCTGGAACTCAGGCGATGAGATCAGCTCATCGGCTGCTTTCAATGCGCCAGGCTTGGTCTTGGTCAGTGCAGCGGCCAAACCGGATGCAATGCCAGCACCAGGCAGGCCGACGGCAGTGGTGGCCGCCTCGATGGGCAGGCCGACTGCAGCACGCTTGGCCACGCCGTAGATGTTGGTCAGCAGGTTGTCAGCGCCTTGCAGCTCCTGCTGGACGGCCTGGATGCGGCCGGTGGTGATGCGCTCGCGGGTGGCCTTGCTCACGTTGCTGGCCACACGGTACAGGTCGGACAGCTGCTTGCGTGCAGGCTGCGGAAGGTTGGCCATCAGAGCCGCATAGGCCTGTTTGTTGGCCAGCAGGCCTTCGTACCACTTGGCGTAGGTGTTGAAGTTCAGAGCGCCATTCTGGGTGGCTTTGCCGAAGGCGGTGTTCAGAGCCGAGGCAGTGACCATCTGGCGCATGTCTTTTGGAATGGCGGTCAGAATCTTGGCCAGCTTATCGGCATCGCCCTTGGTCAAGGACATGGTGGCCGATTCCAGCTTGCCAACCAGGCTTTGGTCGAGCTGGCGGCCGAACAGGGACACCATGTCGTCCTCAAAGCCCTTGCGCATCTGCACCAGGCTCTTGGCCAGGCGGTAGCTTTCGCCTTGGCCAGCGCCTTGGGCCAGTGCGAACTGGTCATCGTCGATCAGGCGGTAGAGCTGCTTTGCAAGGCCTGTGTCAGCATCAGCAAACGGGCCAGCCTGGCGTGCAGCAGCGCCAACGTCGCGCCTGACGTCATCGATCAGGGCGTAGGTCGGGGCACGGGTGCCGATCACGTTGCCAGCCTCGTCCTTGATGGGCTTTGGCGTCAGCTTGCTGCGCACCATCTTTTCCAAGGCCGACAGGTTTTCAGCGCCGTCTAAATCATCGGCACGACGCTGCACGAATTCCAGCACGTTGGTGGCCTCGCCACGGGTCTGCGACGGAATCTGCGTGCGCAGTGCCTTGTAGGCATCATCAGCCTGGTTGGACAGGTTGGTCACGGTCTGGTCGAGCTGCATGCGCACGGCTTGGTTGAGCTTGCTCAGGTCTGTCGTGCCGCCGATCTCGTTGATCAGGCGATCGGCACGCTGGCCAACTTGCTCAAGGCCCTGAATCTCGGCTGCACGGGTCTGGCTGCCAGGGATGGACTTCACAGCCTGGGCCAGCTCGCGGTAGGCCTGGTTTGAGGTCAGGTGGTCTGGCTGCAGGTATTCGTCGATGCCAAGGCGTCGAGCAGCCTCCAGCACCTTCGGGTCGGGCGCGGCTTGGCCAGCCAACACGGAAGTGGCGCGGGTTGCGCCCATGCCACCTTCAGCGGCAGTGCGTGCGGTCGTGGCCAGCTCCTGCGGGGTCATAGCGGCAGCCGGAGCAGCCGGTTGCGTGACTTGCATGGCAGAAGGTTGGACTTCAGGCGCGGCAGCGGCAGCGCGGACAGGTGCAGCAGGTGCAGCCGGTGCCATTGCCGTGCCCATAGGAGCGCCAGCAGGGGCCGCAGGGCCAGCAGCAGGCGCAATAAGCGCACGGGCAGCACGGACGGCCTGCACGCCGCGCACAGCGGCCGGGAGTACGGGAGCCAGCACAGCAGTCGTTGCCACCTCGCCAGCGTCGAATCTGCCGCCAGTGGCAGCCTGTGTGGCCTCGATGGCGGCCTGAGTTCCGCCAGCAGCAGCGGCCATGCCAGGCAGCGTGGTGGCGCGGCCAGCCGGTGTGAAGGCGGCCAAAGCACCAGCAGCGCGGGGAATGTCGCTCACCTGGAATCCGGGCTTGATGGCGTACATCTGGCCGTCGATAGACGACTGGAGCACGAAGTTGCCCTTCTCGTCCTGGCTGACTTGCACGCCTGGGAAGTTGGACTGGATGACCTGCACAGTTTCCTGCGGGTTGGTCATCATCGTGCCCAGGGCCGACTTGAAGCTGGCCATGCTGAAGGTGTTAAGCTCGGGCATCGATGCCCAATCGGGCAGCGCCTGAGTTGTGGGCGTTTCGCGCTCGGTGCCGGTGATGGCCTCACGGATGCCGCCGAGCACGCCCAAGGCCTCGGTGCCTTTGAGCTGCATGCCAGCCGGCGCACGCACCATGCCGTTCTTGACGTCGGCCTCCAAGTCCATCATTTCCTGGCGGGTCATGCGGCCGGTGTTGTAGGCCTCGACCACGGCAGGAGGCAGCTCAGCGACTTGCGTGCTGGGCTTTGTGCCTTGTGCTGGCGCAGGCTGTTGGCCACGCAGGGCAGCGCCACGGGGCAGCATGATCGCGCCGGACTGGACGTCGGCCTCGAACTCTGCCGCCTCTTCAGGCGTCATCTGGCCGGAGCTGTAGGCGTTGAAGATGTTTTGAATCGAGCCAGGGGCCATAGTAGGGCCACCAGCAGCGCCAGCACCACCTCGGGCTGCCATGACGCGTTGAAACGTGCTGTCCCCACCTCCGGGGAGCGTGGCTTGTTGCTCTTGTCCAACACCAGCAGTCACGCGCTCGATGTAGGACTTCGTGCGAGGCCCCCAGTTTTTCGGGTCGGTGCCGCCGTGATACTCGGCAGCGGCCAGCTTGATGTCGCCCTTATTGCGCTGCAAAGATTCCTTGAGCAGCAGGCCAGCAGCCTCGGCCGCGTTCTGTGGGCTGAGGTAGGCGTCCACGCCGTACTTGTCCAGCACAGCCTTGCGGGTGGCCGGAATGATCTGGAATGGCGTCTTGGCATTGGCCTCGGACACCTGGTCGGCATTGCTGCGCTCGCCATAAAGCAGCACCGACTTGAGCAGACCAGACGGCAGGCCGAGCTTCTGCTCGGTGCTGGACGCCAGGTCAGACCAGAACGGGTCTTTGTAGCTGTTTGGGGCTTGTTTCGCCATCTGTTGTCCTTATTGGCCAGGGACTTGGAAGGTGCCACTGCCCATGGTGCCGGGTGCAGGAACTTTGCCAGTTTGCGGGTTGGCCCAGCGCATGTAGCCACGCTGGCCAGTGACCACGTTGGCCTGCTGTGCAGCCAGGCCCTGGGCGCGTTGCTCGCCGTACTGGCGCATGAAGTCCACGAAGGTCGTGCCAGCAGGCACCTGGATTCCGCCGATGTTGATGTCGGTCTTGGCGCGGCCAAGGGAGCCGGTCGAATTGACCCACTCAGCCTCGGCAGATTTTGCCGCTGCGTCGAACTGCTGCATCTTGGCCATGCCGCGCAAGAACGAGGCGATGGTGGCAGCGTTGGCGGTTTCCACGAGGAAACCCTTAAGCGCCAGCTGGATGTCCCTGTCGGTTGCCGGGCCAGGCGGCAGCATCTTGATTGCTTGGGTGTTGCGCAGGCGGGTGTATTCCTGGCGCATCTGCGTCCACTCGTCCTGGCGGCCGGTTGCACCTGCGAACCACTCGCTGGCCTTGGTCAGTGCGCCCTTGCCGCCTTGTGCGGATTCGATGCGGCCAGCCAGGTCAAGCATGCGGCCTGCAGCCTGCTCATTGCCGACGGCTGCGATGGTGGCGTCGTTGACGATTTTGCGTGCGTCGTTGTCCAGCTTGGTGCCAGCCCGACCGAGTTCGTAGAGCTTCATCTCCACATCGGTCTGCAGCTTGTCGCGGTCAAGCGCCAGGCGGCCAGAACGGTCTGCGATCTGGCTGTCGATGTTGCGAATCTGTGCGCCGGTGTTGGCGTTTTCCAAAGCCAAGCGGGTGGGCGTGTTGGCTGTGACCAGCTCTTTCTCGGTCGCTCCAGCCTCGCCAGTGCGAATCTCGGCCGGAGCCTTGAGCGCCTTGATCGAGGATTCCAGCACCTTGTCGCCACCAGGAACACCCGCCAGCATGATGCCGATGGTCTTCTGGGCAGCTCCGGGGTTTGTCTCGGCCAGCTGAGCATAAGTCTCATAGGCCTTGGCGCGATCTTCGCGGCCAGAGTTGCGCTCGGCATCGGCCTTCTGGCGGAGCAGGCTCACACCGATCTGCGGTGCGCCGGAGCTGAAAGCCGACATGACCTGGCCGCTGAAGCGCAGCTCGTTGTCCTGTTGGTCTTTGTTCAGCGTGTCCCAGTTGGCACGCATGCTGGCTGCCTCTTTTTCAGGCAGCAGCATGGCGATGTTGGTGAAGTCACGTGCGGTCGGGTTCGGGTTGTTGATCAGCGCCTGCATGCCCTGAGTGAGCATTTTCTGGCGTTCGGCAGCCTTCGCTGCGGCTTCCTGCTGCGTGCGAATGTCTGCGATGGTCGCGCCCAGCTTCAGGCCGCTGACGGCAGCCTCGAACGGGCTCTGGACGTTGATGGAGTAGTCGTATGGTGCTGGCATGTTCTTGTCCTCAGAATAGGCTACCGAAGCCAAGGCCAAGTTTGCCGCCTGCGCCGTACTGTGCGCCAAGCACCTGGGCCGGGAGGTTCAGCAGGCCGCTGAAGGCTTTGGCCTGGCCAAGCTCGCCACCAGCCAGAGCTGCGCCGCGTTCTGCCTGCAATCGTGCGATGGCCGAGCCGGTTTCCATGCCTGCCGTGCCGACACCGGCAGCGGACTGCTGGCCAAGTGCGGTCAAGCCACCAAGGCGGCTGTATCGGTTCTCGAGCTCCTGCGCCAGCAGCTGTGGTCGGAATTGAGCCAGGGCAGCCTGAACGTTGCCGCCACGCAGACCACCAGTGGCCGATGCACGCTGCAACAAGGCTTCCTCGCCGGTGCGAAGCATCGCCTGGAAGGTTGGGGAGCGCTCAGCAGCTGCAATCTGGGCAGCCTCGGCCTCTGGGGTTCCAAGGCCAAGCATGGCCTGCTGTGCCGCAAGTGCCGGAGCACCAGCCTCGACGTATGGTTTCAGCAGCTCGCGAACCATGTCGAACTGGCGACGCTGTTCTGCGATGCCAGCCTCGCTGGCTGCTGCTTGGACGCCAGCAGCTTCACCTGCTGCGTCAGCTTGCATCAGGCCGCCGACGAGCTGTGTGCCGCCGACAATTAAGCCGGTAATTGGATCAGGCATGGCCAAACTCCTTCATGTATTCTTCAAATGTCTCGCCATACAGCTCCATGACCAAGTGGGCATTTTCGTTGGCAAACTTCGCGCCATGGCAAAGCTGCATGGCCATCAAGACCACGTCATAGTACCCAGCACGCCACATGTAGGAGCGTGCATCGGCAAGTCCGGCACGCTCAGCGCGGTCGGATGCTTGCCACTTCAAAACCATGGATGCCACGCATGGCACCAGGACAGGGGAATTCTGCAGGAAGAAGGTGTTTTGATTCATCGCCACCAAGGTGTTCCAGATGGCGGCATTCAGATCGCTGCGCTCGACTGGATCGCCGTCTGCCACGTCGTCAAAGACCTGGATCGCGTTCCACAGCATCAGTAGCCACTCAATGGCCGGTGCAGGCAGCGCCAGAACCTGTTGCAGGTTCTGTTTGAGGCTATCCGTACCAGTCATGCTCTACCCTCCAAGTGGCGATGAGCTGCTGGCGGCTCGATAGGCTCAGCACCTGTATTTTCCCACATTTGCATCACCTGTCAATCCATCTCAAAGTCGCGCTCTTCCCAGGCTTGGCAGGAACGCAGGTCGTGGCAGATGAAATCGAACTTGCGGCAGAAGCCACGGAAACCAGCGTCGGTGTCCCAATCGTTGCGCGGGATGCGCTCCATCAAGGCCTGCTTGTAGGTGCTGTTGTCGTAATACTCGCAGTTCGAGCAGCGACGACGACGCGCCTCTTTCTCGTCCACCTGCATGGCCTTGGCCAGCTTCATCCAGTACGGCTTGTTCGCGCCAGGTTCGTTGGACGGGTTTTCAGGGCCGAGCATCCAGTCGTCGATCACCACTTGGGTGTTCTTCTTGTTCTCGGCAGCCGTGATGAACGGCTCGGCTTCAGGCAGGCCGGTGAAGCCAGCCATCATGATCTTGGGCATGTCCATATGGTTCTCCTTAAGTGATCTCGCGGCCGCTGGCACGAATTGTCAGCGATGTTGCTGCGCTGGCGATGGTGGAAATGAAGCCGCCCGGCTCAAGAACCTGTCCGACCAATTCGGGGAAAGTGTAGGTCTCGTCCGGTGCGATGGCGCGAGTGTCCACCACCAAGTTGCTGACACCAGCAGCGCCTCCATTGGTCACCAGATTGACGCTGATGGTCACGTTGCCTGCGCTGGTGTTGGTAGCCGTGAACTTGTCAATGATGGCCTTGCAGTTCACCGCCGTGTACTGCGTGGTCTGAAGGTTCTCAGCCTGCTTGGCCGGGATCAGTGCTTTGACGAGGACGCTCATGGTTTCTCCTTATGCTTCAGTTGTGGATTCGCGCCAGTTGACTTCGACGCCCAAGACCCATGTTCCAGCCGCATCCATTGCGGAAGGACCGACGCGCACGCCAAGAACTTGGCCTGGATTTAGTTCGATTTCATGGTTTTTGACGCTGAATTCATAGACTGCCTCGTAGAAACCACCAGCAGCGCCAACTTGGATCAGCGTTGCTTCTCCGAGGTTGACGGTCTCCCATGTGACGCCTGTGACCGTCAACGCTCCAGTCGTTGCAATGCGAATGTCTCCGCCAGATGCAACATCAAATTCTGAAATTACATAAGTGGAGTCCTTCTTGGTGGCTGTTGGGATTGACGTTCCACCGGAAGTTGCAGCGCCAGATCCGCGAGTGATGACCAAAGAACGGGTCGCAGTCACTGGAGTCGTGAAGGCAACAATCGTTGTCCATCGAATACGCATAGATTCGATCCATGCTTTCCCTGCGTATCCTGGGTCAAGTCTCATTGCGAACAAGGCAGCACCTGCCGCAGCCGCAGCCGCAATCGTTCCAGTCTTTGCAGCGACTGCATAGTTGCTTCCTGTCGGTGAAACATCGACCGTGTACAGAGAACCTTCTCCGTTAACCTCGACACCTGTGTTAGATGTCCAACCAATCAGCTTATTTGCCCAACCCATGATCTGCTCCTTTACGAGTATGTGTACCGAATTTTGAACGTTCCCCAGCACAGATCGATGAGCGCATCGATGTACAAGGTAAAGCTTCCAGCCGCTGGGACTGGCGTGAATTTCCAAGATGCACCTGCGTGCAGATGTGCATCCAGGTCGTTGTCAACGGTTGTGTCTCCCATCACAAAGACCTGAACATAGCTTGCAGCACTGATGCCTGCGTCTGTGACCGTGACTGATGCGTTGCTCACAGGATTCACACCAAGATCGACAGTTGCTGTCGCCATAGGAGCGCCAGTTCCTGTGACCGTCAGATTTCCAGAACCAAGAACAGAGCTTCCGTTGATCGTCTTGATGTTGGTTCCGCTGGCAAGCGTGTCCTGCTTTGCGCTCGGAGCGATGGCCGCCCAACTTGTCAGGTCTGCGTCATAGGCTTGAACAGAGACGCCAATGTCTGCGCTTTTCAGGATTGTTGGGTCTGCGGCCTCAGCGCCAACATCAACGGCAGTGAGGACAACGATTCCAACTTGTCCGTTGACTGAATCGACAGCGCCGCCAGCAACAGGAGGAAACTGGTTGATCGCCATTAGATTGCCTCCGCACCACTTGCGGTAATTGTGAGGCCAGCTCCTGATGCTTGCACCTGGATCGTGTCACCAGCATTCAGGATTTGAGTTCCAAGCCACTGAAGCGTGCTATTTGCTGCAACTGCGACGTCATAGAACAGAGCGTTCGTCGTTGCTGCAGCACCAGCAGATGGGACCAGAAAGACTCGGACATTGATGATGCCTGCCGTGGTGTTGGAGATGTCAAGGTCTTTGACGAAGGTGCGTGTGCTGGCTGGTACGGTATACAGCGTAGTGACGCCGACGCCGATGGAAGCCTGGCCGAGTTTGGTTGGTGTGATGTTCTGGAATGCCATGTCACATGCTCATCCATTCAAGCACCTGCACAGCAGATGCGGGTTTGTTTTCCCAGCGAGTCTGGCTGGCGTCATAGACGAGAATGTCAAAGTCATTCGGGCCGCCGCCATTGACATGGACGTCCTGCAGATTGTTCAGTGATTCGCTCAGCTCCATGCGGACAAAGATCGATCCAGAACCACCTGATCCAGCATTGACGACAACGGCCACGGGCACGCTGATGCTTGGAGCCGCTGGCTGCACGTTTGTCCATGTGCCAGGCGTTGCCGGGTCAAAATACAGCAGGTCGCCATCAGCCCAGATCTCACCATACGGTGCGCCAGTGGTGTTGAATCCGCGCACCAGGCCGAAGCTGGTCACGTAGCCAAAAGCGTTGTCTGCAATGTCCTGCGTGGCCACGCCCATCATGTACTCAGCAGGCACGGAGCCATCAGCAACAGCCAGGCCAAACGTCAGCTTCCCAGATGCGCCGACAGTGCCGGTGAACATCACGGGCGTGCCGTTGGCGATCAGTGCGCCACTGGTGTTCTTGGCGTAGTACATGATCTCTTGGCCGACTTGCAGCACGCTGCCGCCGTACAAGCCGACATCCAGAGTGCCATCGTCCTGGTTCCACTGCACGCGTCGAGCTTGCGTGACGTGAGGGCCGTCTTCTGGCAGGTCGATGTAGTCCGTCACCACAGAGTTGTTGTTCTGGATCACGGGCGCAGTGGCCATCATCTCCAGAGCGTTTGCAATGCGGCCGAGTGTGTCCAGTGCCTGCACGGCCTTCTGGTCTGCATTTCCTGCATTGATGGCAGCATCTCTGGCCAAGCTCACAATCTGAGCCAGTGCCTCGTTCGCTGTGGCTTGGCTGTTTCCAGCCAGCACCTCAATGCCAGGCGTGTCTGGTGATGGCGCGATCTGATCGGCCAATGCAAACAGTTGCTCGAACTGCTTGACCTGCTCGAAGTTCTTGAGGAACGTGGCGAGCTGGTCGCGGGTAAGGTTGAGCTTCTGCGTTGCCATCAGTAGGCCAATGGCTCGATCTGAGCCTCAAGACGGATGAATGACAGGTGCGCTTGGCTATCGCCATGGAAGCGCTGGATGCGCCAGTTTCGCATGTGTCCCTGCTGGAACCAAGCGAGACGCTTGCGGCTACCGGTCGTGCCTGCACGGATGCTGCGGTCTTGGCTCCAGGCCACGCCGTCCACGCTGTAGCTGGTCGAGATCATGGGATCAACGCCAAGCGCCACGCTGCCGGTCAAGCTGACCAGCTCCAGCTCGTTGAAGATCGCGCCATTGCTCTCGTTGTAGACGATCAGCGTGCCAAACTCCCAGCGCACGATCTGGCCCCAATGGCTGCTGATGTTGTCTACCAGGTAGCCGATGGCGCTGGACTGCGGGTCACCGATCAGCCACTTGTCGTAGGCCCAGACCAGATTCCTTGCGCGATACTGACTGAAACCGACCTGGCTTGTGGTCAGCGTGAACCAGACTGGCTGGCTCAGCTCTCCAGTGGCTGCTGCATCAAACACCAGTGTGCGGTCGGGCAGGTGGACGTACAGGTGCTGGTGGGCCTTGTCGTTGCGTGCCTCCAGCTTGACGCCAGCCAGCTGCGCTTCGGTGTAGCCGAGCAGAATCTGATCGATTTCCTGCGTGCTTATTTTTTGAGCAGTTGCGTTCGCGCCAAGGTAAATGCCTGGAGCTTCGTTGCGGCCGGAGCCGAGGAAGGCGACGCTCTCCACGAACACACAGCAGCCGAACGTGCCGATGACGCCCTTCTGAATCTGTGCGCCATCGATGCGCTGGAACGGGAAGAACTCGCCACCCACGTTGTCAAAAACCTCGATGGTGTTGCGGTTCAGTGCATAGACCTCATTGCGCAGTTTGAGCAGCGCCACCACGGGATCTGGGTCGACTTCGCTGGAGCCGTACTTCAGCGGGTTGACCTGGGTCGGGTCAGACAACTCGGTCACGATCAGGCTGGTGCCGTCGGTGGTCATGAAGTAGCCGTCCACCCAGACCACATCCAGCACGACGCCAAGGTCGGGGTCTGTCACTTGCGTGAGTGCGCCGTTCCAGTAGTAGAGACGCCCACCGGACGCAATGGCCAGGCGGTCGAAGCTGTAGTCCATCGTCACGAGGGTGTTGACTGGTCCTCCAACGTCGCCAAGCACGGTCACAGCGCCATTGCTGGCCACGGTCACCAGCTTGGTGCCCATGACGCGGTAGCAGACGCCATTCCAGTTGATGCCGCCACGGTCGATGCCTGGGCCGGTGCCGTTGCCTACTATGCCGTCACCAGGGCGCAGAAAACCGGCACTGATGCCGGACTGCTTTGGGACTGGCACCAGGTTGACCGGGTACGACGTGCGCAGGTCTGGCCCGTTGTCAGCGTAGATGCCGTTGAGGATTGGAATCTGCATGGCTTACCACTTGACCTTGTTGGCCCAATACGCTGCGCTCATCTTTCCCTTGGCGATGTTCTCAGCGTGCCTGGCCTTGAATGATTCGCGCCTGGCTTTGTCCGCCTTGGACTCGCCTTCGCGCTTCGGAGACCCGGACACGCCCTGCTGACCAAAACGGATGGTCTTGACCTGGTCGCCATCCTTAGCCACCACGACGTGGGATTTTGTCGGGTGCGACGGTGTGCGCTTGGGCTTGTTGAAGCCCTCCACACCGACGCGAGCCAGACGCGGGTCTTTTTTTGTTGCCATCAGGCGATCCTGTACCAGCTGTTCAGAGACTGCACGAAGCGCATGCGGAAGAAGTCCTCGGCCGCCAGGGTTGCTGGATCGCCGTAGGCTGCAGCCGCGCCGTTCAGTGCCAGGGTGAAGGAGGTGATCTGCTGAGTGGTGGTGATCAACACTTCGGTGCCATCAGGCGTCTGGGTGTTCAGCGGAAGGGTCACGGTGCCAGAGACCAGCGTGCCAGCAGGCTGGATCAGCATCCACTGCTGCTGGCTAACCGGGGTCGGCACGGTGATGTTGAAGCCGGTGCCGGGCGTCGAGATGCTGGTGGCCAGCGTCGGGGCCGCGAAGGTCTGCTGGAAAAGCGCCAGCAGGGAACCGATCGGCAGGCGTCGTGCGTCGCCGTTGTTCGGGGTGTAGACGGGAATCTGGTCGCCAGTGGAAGCCTGGAGCAGCAGCGGCAGTTGGTTGATTTGTGGCATGGTTTATCCTCAGTTGTACTCGATGGGGCCGTCCGGGCCTGCGGTGACCGGATCGACCGGAGGACGCAGGAATGGGTTGTCGTACACGCGCCATGGCTTGTTGCCAGCGCCAGACGGCATGGTGACGGGCATCTGCTGCGGGATGGGTGCGGTTGCACGCTGCAGCAGGGTGTTGTAGCTGTCCTTGGCCACAGCCTTGGTCTCTGGCATCACCACCTTGCCATAGCCAGGTGCAATGCGAATGGCCAGATTGGTGATGATGGCCTCGTTCGCGCTGTCTGGCACTTCGGACGGCTCGTCAAGGTCGCTGTACTGTGGGCTGCCTGGCAGTGGGTAGCCCAGACGGATGCCTTTGCCGTTCCAGTCTGCGATCATTGCATCGAGGCGACGCAGTGCGGTCTGGAGCTGCTCGGGTTGCAGGTCGAAGACATAGGATGCAAGGCCGATTTCCTCGAATGCGGCTGCAACGAACTGGCGCTTGCTGTAACCCATATCAGGCCTCCTGCTTGCTGAGTGCTTCGGTGATCATGGCCAGCAACTTCTCGTCGCTGGTGCGCTTGGTGAACGTCAGGCCGAGTTCTTTGGCCTTCTCGATCAGCTCGATGCGGGTTGGCGCTGCGTTGTCATCGGGCACGGCCGAGACTTCAGCTGCAACGGTTTCCAGCACCTGGGTGGCCTGCTGCGCCAGCAGACGGTGATTGATGCCGTCGATGGGGCGCGATGGCTTGCGCACCTTCACGGGCTTTTTTTTCTTGAGGTATTTCGGGGCGAGGATGTTCTCTTCCATCACTTGGCCTTCTTTCTTGTCTTGGCTGCGGCCTTGAAAGCCTCAGCGGTTGGCGCTCCTTTGGTGCCTGGCTTGCGCATGCGCTCAGGCGTCTTGCCTGCAGCCTTCTGGCGCTCGATGCGCTCACGCTTGGCGTGAATGTTGGCGTACAGGCCGGACTTCATTTCTTGGCCTTCTTTGGCGCTTTGCTGGGCTTTCCAGCAGCCTTGGCGGCTTTGGTGGCGACGTTCAAAGCGATGGCCACAGCCTGCTTTTGCGGCTTGCCAGCCTTCATTTCCTTCGAGATGTTCTTCCCGATGGATTTGCTTGAGTAACCTTTGGTCATTGGCATTTTGAGCTCCTATGCAGAAAGGGGGGCCGGAGCCCCCCAGTCTTTCCCGGTTTACTGGTTGAACAACAAGATGCCGGACATCTCGGGGTTCTTGTTCACAACACCGAACAGCGTGTCCATGCGGTACTTGATGGTCATGCTGTCAATGTCGTAGAACTTCTGCATCACCAGCTCAATGCCCTGGTCGGTGGTGGCACGCATCACTGCGACGCCAGCATCGGCCGGGACTGCGTAGCGGCCAGGCAGAATTTCCAGAGCATCACGCTGCCAGAACACGTTGACCTGTGCGGTGTTCACGTTCAGGAAGGTGATGGCTGCAGTGTTCGACGGGGTTTCCACCTCGACGTTCTTGTACTGAAGCTGGGCATCAGTTGCCACGCTCTGAGCTCCGATGATCGGAGGAGTGATCGTCATGGTGGTGGCCGAGTCCACAGACACCACGCGGAAGGTCTTGAGTTGACCAGTGCTCTGCTTGGTGATGTGGTGAACAGCGTACACGCCAGCGATCTCGAAAGCGTCACCAGCAGCCACGTTAGTGGTCGAGGAGACAGTCACGGTCTGGAAGCGGTTGTCCACGTTGATCTGGCCGCCGACGGATGTCGAAGTGGCTTGAGGCGTGTAGTTGGCCTGAGTGCCTGCGCCGCTGGTGTCGATGGTGATGGAGCCACCACCAGCTGCAGCAGCTTGACGGTTGGCGTAGTCCATCTTGTAGGTCTCGAAGCCAGCGACCATGCCGACGTAAGAGCGCTCATAAGCCTTGTCAGACTTCTGATTGCCAAACGAACGGGCAGAGCCAACCAGGTTACCAGCCAGGCCGTTGTAGTCGCGGCTGGACAGGGCCATGAAGCGCTCGTAGTCGGGAACGCCTTGCTCGTTCATGATGGCGTCGCACAGGGCCACGTCGTCATAGTCACCGGCAGCAGCAGCGATCGGCACAACCAGCGAACCAAGGCTTGCGGCCGAGTTCATGATGGCGATGTTGATGTCGCTGGCCAGCTTCTGCTTGGCGGACTCGCCCAGGCGGCCTTCTTGCAGGGCATCGCGCAGTTCGAGGGGGGTCATTTCCCAGGGCACGGTCTTGCTGAAGCCCAGGGTCGCAGGCACGGCCAGCTGCGTCATTCCCTGGTAGCCGGGAATCGGCGTGCCAGGAGTGCTGCTGATCGACTGAGCGATGTAGGGCTGGGGACGCCAGATCGTGTTGTTGGCACGTTCCATCATCGTCTGATCGGTCTGGTAGACCGAGACGTTGCGGGACAGCACCAGTGCGTCCTGGAAACCTTCCAGGAGGTCTTCGAACGCTACGCGTTCTTCTTTGGAAAAACTATTGGCCATGATGGGCTCCTATTTCAAAAAATGTCAGTTTTTAGCTGCTTTCTGTCGCTTGTACTGGAGCACCTTGGTGTAGTTGCCAGTCTTTTCAGCTTCAGCACGCAGCCGTTCAAGGGTTGAGTCCACAGCGCCAGAAACTCGGCCAGTTGAGCTGACCATCCTTTCGGGTGCAGGGGCTGCCTTCCGGTTCGTAACTTTCAATTCCTTCTCCAGTTTCGCTACCGCAAAGGCAAACTTTACGGGGTCTTCAATTTTGGCCAGCTCTGCCGCCTTCTTCGGGTTCTTGCCGAGTGCGTAAATCACCAGTGCCGGATTGTCCGCGCCTTGCAGCACGACGCCCTGTTGCGTGACGTTGAAGAGTTCTTGGGCCACAGCCTCGGCGTCCTCAAAGTCTCGCACGCGCAGCTCAGCTTTCGCCTTGCCGTACCCTTCGAGCTTTTCCTGCCAGGCTCGTTGTTGCGCTTGCTCGGCCTGGCGAGATTTTTCAACCTCGGCGTCGGCTTGGCGCTTGCGCTCGAACCAGTCTGCCAGTGCAGTCTCGAATCGGTCTGCGTCGTATTCGTAGTCCTCCAGCTTCGGCTTTGCGCCAAGTGCGACCGGCTTTTTCTCAGTCGTTTGGTTCAGCTTCACTTCGAGTTCTCGAATGCGTTTTTCCTTCTCACGGTTTGCCTTACGCAGCTCTTTCACCCAACCAGGTGCCTGAGCGTGCTCATCGGGAGGTGGCGCTTCCTCACCAATGGAAACGATCACTTCGTCGTCGTCGCCTTCGTTGTCGTCAGTGTTGGAATCGTCCTGGTCGCTGGTGGAATCTTGCTCACCAGCCACTTGCTCAGTCTCGATTTCCTCTTCCTGATCTTCGACCACTACGGTTTCGTCGTCGTTGCTCTCATCTCCAAATTCTGCCTTTTTGTTCATTCAAATACCCCATTTAACTCACCCATTTGAAACGGCTGGGTGGGATTCCGTATAACCACATTCTCCACTAAAACGCTGTCATCTGACAACGGGTTGCACTTGTTCGCCAAGCGCAGCCTGCTGAATCGCCTCTGTGGCGGTCAGCGCCATGTTCTGATCGATCTCGCCAGTCTTGGCCAAGGTCTCAGCCGTCTTGGCGCGGGACAGCTCTGCGTCTGCCACGGTCTTGATGGTGTTGGCACGTGCCTGGGCAGCCTTGGCCACGGCCTCTTCGGCTGCAGCCTGCAGGAAGATGGCGTTCGGGTCTTGCTGCTGGCCCTTGGCTTCTGCCTCGGCCATGAGCGCTTCGATCTCCTGCTCGGTCGGCTTGACCACGCCCATGCGGATCAGGCGCTGGCGGAAGAAGTCGCGCACCTCGCTGATGCCTTCGCCTTCCATGTTCATCATGGCCATGGCACCGAGCACCTGTAGGGTTTCGGGGTCTTGGGTGATCTGCATCATGCCGGTCAGGGCACGAACGGTCGCGGCACGCTTGGAGCTGCTGGACGGGCCGACCTCGACGTTCACATCGAACTTGGCCATGCTCAGGTCGTTGGCCATGCGCACCTCGCCAGTCTCCTGGTCGATGGTGGGCTGCATCAGCGTGACGGTGCCAGTGCTCTCGTCCTCGTTGATGACCTTCATGGTGCGGCCTTCTTCGATGTAGACGTCCTTGGCCATCGACAGCCATACCTCGCCGCAGCGCTTCATAGCCTTGGCGAAGTTGCTCATGTAGATGAATGTCTGCATGTCCAGGCGCTGCTGGATCATCTCCACGGCCTTGCCGCTGATGTTCGACACCAGCTTGTCAGCGCCTTGCGGGTTTCCAAGAATGTCCTGCATGTCCTGCTCGGTCACCTGCAGCAGGGCTGCCATGGCCGGAGGCACGTTCGGGGCGCGGGTGTACGCCACGGGGCCGCTGACGGTCTGGCTGCCATCCGGGCCGGTGATCGGGTTGATCAGCAGGTACGGGTAATCCTTGAGGTTGTCCTCTGCCCACATGACCTGGTGGCCAGCGACCTGCTCAGGCGTGAGGATTGGCTTCTCGACGCTGGACAGGGCGCTGATTTCGCCCAATTTGGACAGCTGCATGTTCTTCAGGCGCTGCGCGTCCTTGGCCAGGCGCACGTGGCCCATGCAGCGCTCGACGTTGTCCACAAACCAGCGCTTGCCGTAGACCGGGATGATCGGGATGCACTTGCCAGCGATGTAGCCAGCGTCCTCCAAAATCTTGCCACCGGACATGATGTACTTGTGCACCTTGCGCGACTTGATCTTGCGCTGGCGCACCTCTTGGCTGCCAATGGCGGCCAGGGTGTTTTCCAGCTCTGGATCGTCCTCGAAGTCCTTGGCGCGGTAGCGCTCCTCGGTGCCGTCGATGTTGCGGAAGATGCGGATGGTCTCGGTGACGTCCTCGACCTTGTAGTATTCCGCGATGTAGACCACATCGGGCGTGCACCAGTCGAACTCGTACTGGTGGATGATCTTGGGCCAGCTGGTCGGGTCGTCGTTCCACTCTTCCTTGTAGGACTCATAGGTCATCGAGTAGATGACGTAGCAGAAACGGGCGTCGGCCTTGTCCTGGCGCTTGGCGTTCAGGTCAAAGAAAACGGAGCTGTCAGCGTCAAAGATCGGCTCGATCTGGATGCGCTGGCGCTCGTTGTCCTCGTCCTCGTCGTCCTCGTAGGAGGTGCGCAGACGCCATGCACCAAAGCCACCGCCAACAGCTTCCTCGAAGGCGTTGTCGTAGGC